CCTCCCATAATTGCTAGACTTCTAAGATGCTTTTGATTAGCAAAGTAGAACTCCATAGAGTTTTTAATAGCAGGATCGTAGTTGAAGCCGTTACGCTTAAACTCATAAACCGGAGCCATCTCTCCCTCTAAAAGTTTTAAGTAAGTTTTATTTACGAATCCAATGAATCTTCTATCTGAAAAATCATCAGCTTGTTGTGAAGGTATAAAACCGTAGTTTTCTACCCAGTAGTTTAATTTATTCATATTCCCTCCTAGGAATTGTGTGGGCACCATTGCCCTGCACTATATTCTCCCTACCCATTTCGGGGAAGAGAGAATTTCACGGAATAACCGATCATCAGTAGTGCTGATAATTCAGCTCGACACAAGGGACATTTAGGTTGCCCCATAACCCTCATTGAAACCTATCAATGATTTTCGAAAATAACTTAAGGATCGTCTCCTATACTGTGCCGAGCCGAAACTAGTTATGCTACCTTTTGATTAATGTTCAGGTGTCTATCAACTGCAATCTGATCATCTTTATCAAGCAACTTAAATGCGTAATCGCATATAAAAGTTTTCAGGTTTTCATCTACAGAAGACTTAACTTCTTTTAATGTCCAGCCGCCTGCAAATCCGCTATAAACGTCATAGACGTAGTCAGACGATGCTTGTATTTCAAGTGATGCATCATAGTACCTATCACCCGCAACCAATTCTGGGCGAATGCATATGACTAACTCAACATTATTTCTTAAAGTTTCCACAACAGCTCTGTAAGAACCATCGGTATAATTTTTTTCGTATTTTAATTTCATAATTTTTCCTTATGTAGTTAACTGTTTCGTTCTTTGAACTCATCAGGACAGACCAATATCTGTCGACAGTAAAGAGAGGGTTAGCAACCCTCTCCAATAACAAAATCTTCGTGGTCAGCACCAATACCTATGTATTTAGGTTGTGCAAAATTACCACCAGCACACAATTCATCAACAGTATGACCTGTGTAGTCAGCGTAACAAGTACCAGCTAATGGTCCAGATTCCAACATAAAGAAGTTATTGATTTCGTCATTGCGTTTTTTCTCCCACAAATCTAACCACAACTCTTTAGGCGTATTAAATTTAGATATGTAGTCCATACCTAAAATATCGTCAACGCCATTGTCTCTTGTCACAATGACAGCTTTTATAGTTATTTCTTTTTTCATAATTTTTCCTAGTAGTTAGCTGTTTCGCTCTTTGAGCTCATCAGGGCAAGCCTACTTGCCGACAGCGGGGGAAGAAAATCCTCCCCCATGGATCGCTAGAATAATTAGTCCATCCTCCCATCATGGTAGTCATATCTAATGCCTTGAGCATCAAGATATTTCATAACAACCTTAGCAGATTCGTACTTACTAACATTACCTTGAACAGGTGGTGGGCTGATCTTGCCAACACTTGAATCAATGTGTGTACCAAGAACGCAAGTGCCTTCATCCTTACGACCAAGCTCTACCCAATTGTCGTACCACATTCTCTCAGCTTTTTTGATGTACTCAGAATTTGGGAGTCTGTCATCATAACGAAAACCAGAGATATCAAAGTTGTATATCTTCACAGTATCGCCACCAGTGTTGTCATAGAACTTGCCATTTCTACCACAAGCAATCGGCACCAAGAAATAGTAGTCCTCACCATCAAACAATACATCGCCAGATGAAGTTGATCTTAGACCCCAAGCATTACCTGCATCGTCAGTCTTAAGCTCTACATGAACTTCTACTCTTTCATCGTATTGCTCATTGACTTGCTCTACACCGTCCCAAAGATAGGTAGCTGGTTTAGACCAAGAGCCCTCAAGATTCTGTGTGAGCTCATAAGCATCTCTTATATTATCAACATTAACTGTTGCTACTTTTGTATAACCTTTTTGGTTATTGCTAAATTCGTTTGCGTGATAAATAGTTATCATAATTTTTCCTAGTAGTTTTGTGTGGAGCACCCGCTCCTGCACTAGACCTCTCTCTTCGGGGGAAAGAGAAAGGTTTCGACCAATCAGGTCTCATCAGTAGTGCTTAGATATAAGAAGACGATTGATACAGTAAGCCAATAGTTACTCCCATAACCATGACAAACACACCAACAATCGTAATGCATATATCCATCTTCTCTTTTAGATTCATTTTTGACCTCCTGCATATCTCAAGTAAATGTTGACCACTGGTATTACGATCAAACAACCGATAGCAATGTTGAATGAAACCAACAAGCTAAAGTCCATAACACCACCAATAAAGTCTGATAGTGAGTTACCAATCAATGCTCCATACAAAGCACCGTTTACACCCTTGCCTGCAAACTTCTGGTCAAGATCAATTCCCCAAAGGGCACATAGAGCTAACACTCCGTTGTCAACGATTCCGAATAATAATCCGTCTAACATAATTTTTTCTCCATAATTTAATAAACCACCATGGTTTACCTAGACACCCCGAAGGGTGTTTCGACTGAGAACCACTCAGCTACTCATCAGTAGGCACTGTTTGCATCCATCCAATTAATGACAGAATACTTAGCATCTTTTAATGTTCCGTACTCACCTAACACTGTGGTGAAGCCTTGGGTGTAAACCAGAGAGCCCCAAAGAGACTTATCGTCATCGTAATAAACTTCTGCATGAACTTGGTCAGTATCAAAAACCCAAGTACTTTTGTTGGGTTTGTCGCTTCTATCTTCTAGGCTTATAAATTTCGTCATATTTTTTCTCCATAGTTAAAACTGTTTCATCCTTTTGGAATCGTCAGAGAGGATACCCATCCTCTTACAGTCGCTTGGTGTGTCGCTTACCGAACTCGTATCCTCTTAGATAGTCAAAGCTGTGCGGGTCCCGGTTGAGTAAAAGTGCCCGAAACCAAGGCACCATAAGGGTTTAGTTAGATTTCTGTGTGTTTTGTACCTCCTTTGTAATCATTCATTACAAACAACATTACTTTACAACATATTGTATTGCAAGCATTTTGATAACATTTCCTAAAGTATTTTTTTTAGAGGTATGGTAATCATCTTCATGATCCTGTACCTTTTGCTTATCACATTAGAGATTAATCAATGGAGCTACAGGCATTAGAAATGAGATTAGATAACCTCGAAAAGAAAATGGACGAGGTGGTAAAGCTGACGCAAATTTTGCCACGACTTGAAGAAAGATTAATTAATCAGAAAGATGATCTCTCAGATCACGAAAGAAGATTAAGAGCATTAGAAGCATCACAGTCAAAAGATAATGTAGTAGTTGGATGGGTAGAAAGATTCGCATGGGCTCTAATCGCAGGTGCCATATCCTTGGCATTCTATTTCCTACGTTAATAAAGTATAATTTTCCTATGAACGGAGTACTTGAAAGATTCGCATATCACCCCGAGGCAACCCTTGGCAAATTAACTATCAACGATGAGGTGTTCTGGATCGCAGAGCGTCCTTGGCGGGGAAATAAAAAAAACGTCAGCTGTGTACCTGTAGGTGAATATATATGTAACAGATATAAGAGTAAGAAGTTCGGAGAAACCTTCCAACTAATGGGAGTACCTAATAGAACCTATATCCTATTCCACGTTGGCAACTATCCAGAGAAAGACTCACAGGGATGTTTGCTTGTAGGTGATAAGTTAATGACTGGTACACCTGCAGTTGGATCAAGTAAGAAAGCTATGACCCGATTCAGGAAGTTGCTTAAAGATGTTGAAACGTTTGGGCTCAAAATTAAAGACAGATTCCCATACGACTGGTCAGAGTAAGAGAACCTGTAAGACCTGCAAGAAGTCTCTTGCACTCACACGCTTTGAATTAGATAAAAGGAATAACAAAAGGTTATGGAATTGTATTGCCTGCCGCAATTCGGGGAAAAACAAAAAGATGACCGAATCCCCATACGCTTACCTAAACCACCTATACAGTCAACTTAAATATAGAAGGAAGAAGACCCACGACTTTACAATCACTAATGACTACCTGCACTACCTATGGAGAAAGCATAAAGGTGTATGTAGATACTCAGGTAAGAAGATGACTCATATAAAGGATGGCACTGGATATCATTTAGGTAATGTCTCAATAGATCGTATCGATAACACCAAAGGATATGTGAAAGGCAACATAGCTCTAGTATGTCTGGCTATCAATATGATGAAGTACACTCTGGAGTTAAAAGAACTCATTGAATGGTGTAAACTAATAGCAACCAATAACAAGGATTAACTATGGCAATTAAAGATAAAACAATGAAGCAAAGAAAAGAGGAATTCGTACAGCATTTCCTAGTGACTAAGAACGCAACTGAGTCAGCAAAGAGGTGTGGTTATTCTGAGAAGAGTAGTTACAACCAAGGCTACAGATTGATGAACGATGATGAAGTGCAAGAAATGCTTGCAAAAGAGTTAGCGGAGTCAAAGGAACGCAATCTGAAGGACCATGACAGCATCATAGAGCGTCTCAAACAGGAAGCCCTTGGTGATGTAGTAGGTCATACAGCAGGAAGCCGTGTGAAGGCTCTAGAGCTTTTAATGAAGTACTATCAGATGATAGACACAAACCAGAAGCTCGAGGTATCAATGAAGGATTCTTGGTTTGAAACTCTTGATCTAGACTTGAAAGAGGATCACCTTCAATAGGGGATTCTTTTTTGTCTGATTTTTCCA